CTTCGGAACCGGCTCGATGACTACATACTTCATTTACACGGTCCCCAAGATCGCAGAGTGGCAGGCCATCGTGATCGACGGCGAAGTGCCCGAGGCCACGAGGCGAACACGCCACTGAGCATACGAGGTGCCGTTGACCTGAGTGGTCCAGAGCATTTCGTATGCGTCGAGGGCCGCGTTGTCCACGGAGCCGCCTGCACGAACCTCCGTCGCGCCGAGGGACAGAACCGCGCCTTGCTCGACGGTTGCAAAGCCGGCGTTCGAAAGCTGGATGATGACCTCATACAGCTCGTTGTTGGCGCTGATCTTGATTGCCTCGATGTCAACCAGCGTCCGGTAGGCGGTGCGCTGCGCGGCAGGCTCCGTCAGGGTGGCAATGGTGGCGGTCGCAGTGAGTGCGGCCGATGCCAGAGCGCGATGCTCCAGCCGAATGTCGAAAGAATGGGCGAAGTTGCTCATAGGACTTGCTCCTTACGCGGCGATTGCGCTGTTGTTGATGGAGGACATGCGAAGGGCCGAGTATTCGTCCTCTTGGGTGATGCCGTTGTCCCACTCGAACAGGTCGCGCTCCATGATGCCGCGATCCGTGGTGACAGGCTTGTATTCCGGCGTATCGGTCTGGATGCCGCACAGGCCATCTTCACGAAGCGATACGACGTAGAGCGACGTGGTGACAGCCGACCCGCCGCCATGCGCGACTTCATCATAAGGCAGGAAGGTAGAGCCCTTGCCGACTTTGTAACCGGTCAGGATGGGCAGATCACCGAAGCGCAGAACCTTGCGACCGAGGTTGCTGTCCATGTCGTTGGTGATCCGGTTGTTCGACAACGCAGGGTCACGAGACGCGGCCTCGAACATCACATGAAGGCGGCGAGACGCCATCAGGTAGTTTGGCTCATTCACAAGGCTGATAGCCAGGTCGAGCTTGGCCAGCGAAAGAGGACCACCGCCAGATGCGGTCGAGTTAGCCAGCAGGCGGCTATCGTCGGTCGATCCGTCAACATTGCCAGCCGCATCGGCCCGCAGGCGCTTCTTGAGGCCGTCCCATTCACGCGGGTCAGACAGGTTGTCACCGTTGATCAGGTTTTCGGTCCAGACGCGCCCGGCCTTCTTCATCTGACCCATCATGTAGGTCACACGCTTGGCTTGGCCGAAGCGCTTGAGCTTGATCCGGTCAAATTCGATCAGGCCAGAAATCGGGGCCACGATGTCCTGGAACGTTTCGGACGAACCGAAGCTGATTTCAGGGTCTTCGTTGAGAGCGCGGAACTTGACGGCCGGCTCGCTCGTTTCACGGTCAAAGCGGTTCACGCCTTGAGACGCGGACTTGAACGGGAAAACCTCCAGCACGTCGGACGATTTTGCAAACGTCTCGATCATGCCGCTGGAAGTTGGGTCAGGAAGGCCCTGTGCGAACTGGACCAGATTGATAAGTGCGTCGGACATAATGCCCTCCTATTGGCGCCTTAGCGCGAGGTTCCCAGAGCGATGCGCTCTTTCGGAGTGAGTGAACTGTGATCGGGGGGGCCGGGCGGATCAGCCGCGGGAGCAGCGATGCCCTTCTTGAGCAGAGCCTCGACACCCATCAGCGCCTTAGCCGATGTCAGACTGCCAATGACGGCACTGGCTGAATCGGCGGGAAGGTTTGCCTTGAGCGATCGGGACACCGCATCAATGCGCGCTTTGGCCGTTGGCCCCAGCTTCGCCTGTTCGGCCGTCTTGGTTTCGGAGGCTGCCATCACGGCGCGCAGCTCACGATTGGCGAAGATGCCCGCCAGCTTTGAGGCCGTTTCGGCAGGAGCCCCGATGCCATGAAGCAACTCTTTCGCAAGCTGCACGTCAGGGTCATCAGCCTTGATCATGGAGGCCGGATCAAACTCGACTGCGTTGCCTTCTTCATCGGTCGTCGCCAGAAGCGCCGCGTCGAAGCCCTCAGGGAAGGCGTGATCTTCACTCAGGCCGAACTCATAGCCGTCCGCGTCGGCCGGAAGCAGTGCCTTTGCATCAGCCGCAGCAGCGCTTTCCGCAGCAAGCGTGTCGTAGGACGAGCGGAAGCCCGCCGTATCAAATGCGCCATCCTCACCTTTGAAGGTGTCAGGCACCCAGCTCATATCAGGTGGGGTCACGATGGTTTCGTCATCAGCCATTGGCTACAATTCTCCGTATTTCGAGGACAAGGTTCCGCTGTGCGTTCAATTCTCGCAATGCACCGTCAGATGCACCGTTCGGAAGGCCCGCAAATAGAACCGATTTTTCCAACAATATCAGAACCCTAAGACCGGGCTCAGACGTGAAGGCTTCAATAAGGTCGGCAGTCAGGGTGTCCGCTACTTCTGCGTGTTCCTGACCCTTCGACGCCAGATCAGCGAGATAGAGGCCCAGATGCGAGATAGGCGACGGCGGATCGCGCTTCATTCGTTCCATCATCTGAGATTTAGGCGACAGGGGCTTGGCCATCAGGCGCTCCTTGCGGTTGTTGCGGCTGCATGGCTTCCATGATCTCGGCAATCTGACCTTCGGTGCGGAAGGTAACGAGTTCGTCTTTCAGCTTGCCTTTGATGTTGCCCATCGTTGTGGGCCCGTCGATCAGCAGGCCCGCTTGGTCTGGCCCCAAAGCCTCTTGGGCCATACCCATGAGCGACTGAGCCACCAACACGTCCTCACGTGCCTGTGCGCGCTCCAGAGGGGAGATTGGCCGGGCAACGACAGTGCCATTCTCGATAAGCGCGAAATCGACATCTTCAAGCGCACCGCCCGGTTGACGCTCCAACCACTCGTGGCGCTTGAGAACGCCGACACCGAACTCATTCCACAGCTTTGCCGCAGGACGCGCCACGCGCCGCAGTTGCTTTTGTTCCTGCCCGATGTATTGCGCGGCCGAGGGGGGCGTTTTGCCCTTTTGGTCGTCCTCTCGGTAGAAGCCTTTCGCAAGCGTGTGCTGCAACCGTTCTTCGGACAAGAACGTCGCTTCAATGTTGCCGCCAACGCCAATTTCTTTGAAACTCTCGGACGTGCCCGGCATGGACGGATAGCCCATACCCGGCTCGATACCATCGGACAGATCAAGCATACCATCGTGGGAATACATGTAGGCGGGATCGACAACGCGCTCCAAGCCCTCCATCTGCAATTTGACCATTTCGTCAAGCGTCCGCATGGTCGGCAACATGCGCTGACCTGGGCCCCACCCGTAGGCGCGACCCGGCAACGGATTGAACCGGCCGACGACGATAGGCACGGCGCCCATATCGCCAATGTCTTTATCAAGACCGATGCCTTCGCCACCGACGCGGATTTGCTGCACCCAGATTGGGTTTGACGCATCGGCATAGGTTTTCCAGAAACCCCAAACGACATCGACCGTGCCCTTGGATTTCATCTTGATCTTGATCTTCTCAGGCCACGTTTTCACGTCAGGGAAAAGCGCTTGCAGATCGGTATAGGCGTAGCGCCGCTGGCGGAAGCGGTCATCAATGCCACCACCACCCAGCCGCAAGAACAGCTCGGGCGCGGGAATCGCCTCGTGAACGATCGGGGAGGTCAGCGTTGGCTTTTCCACCCACATTGCAATCGTTCCAACAACGGCATCTTGGAACGCAGTCGGGCCTTCGGAATAGTAGTTTGAGGACCGCACTGATCGAGTGAGAATGTCCTCATATTCTTCAAGCTCTTGCTTGGTAGCCTCGACATCGCCTTCATCAACGCTGCCACCAGCCTCATACGAGACCCACGGCGCATTCTCGGGCGTCATGGTCGAGAACAGCTCGCCTGTGAACTCCTCTGCCAGCGTGGCCGCTTCATCCGAGAAAATGTCCTCAGGCTCGACGCTGGCATATGTGCCCAGACCGTCCCACTCGTGTTCACGGCCGTTGTAGCAGAACATGTAGACTTCGCGGGCGTTCGCTTCGAGAACCGCCTTGCGGTGCTTCTTGGCCGCGGCAAAGCGTCTCTTAAATTCGTCCATCAGATCACCTCACAAGCGGTAGGGCGGCAGAAGCACCACCCCCAGCGAGGGACATGCGAGGCGACATCATGCGGCGATAGTATGCCGTCCGATCTGCCAAGCCCGTTTGAACAGCTTTCAAATTCTCAGACTTTGCCAAGTCCTGTTGCTGTTGCTGCTCCGCCGTCAGGCTGGGAACTTTCGGGTTCATTAAGCCTCTCCGCTCGATATTCACCCACAAGATCGCGGTAGAGGGCACTTGGTCGCAATGCACCCGAGCGCACACCAAGGACGTGCTTTACGAAGCTCACACAGGTCAGAGGAGCGAAGAAGCTGCGCGATCGACCACGGCAGGGACCGAAGCGAAGAACCGCGTAGTTTTCGAGAAGGAAATCAAGATACTGGCCCACGTCATCATGGGCATAGATCAGGGCGCAGGACACGCCCCCGCGCTGCAAATCAAGGTGGAGCCACGTCTCGCCAGAGTATCCGGCCAACGAGACGTGCGATTGTTGCCCCCACCATCGGGCGTTGTCGTGAAAACAGACGTGCCAGATGATCTGTTGATCGAAGGGATAGACGATCATTTGCGACGGCGGCGCGTGGTGTATTTCGTCTTGCGCATCTTGACCGGCTTGGTCTTGACCCCACCGGGATTGAGCGCCACGAAACCGAGCCCCGCGCCGAGCAGGGCATATTGCAGCGCATCGCAATAGTCCGCGTACCGGTCTTTGCTGGGCGCCTCGTGGTATCGAGAGTGCCCCTTGACCTTGCCGAAGTGATAGCCGCCGCCCAGACCAGTGTTCAGAACCCGGTTGCTCCGGTTCGAGAGCAAGGCCGGCCGACCATCCACCATCTTGTCCAGTTGGGATTGAACGGCTTCCAAGCGCATCGAAATGTTGTTGTTGCCCGGCGCCTTGGCCACAGCCATTCCGTGCGACAGGAAGATTGTAAACGGGGTGTCATCGGTCCCTTGGCCCATTGATCCGCCCGTAGGATCGCCCCAGAATTGAATGCCGGCACCATCGGGGGAAAAGGCCGCGGGGAATTTCTTCATCAGGCGTTGCTTGACCAACGGTGCGAATGTGCCGGCCGACACGTTGTCAGCCGCGTATTCATCCAGGACGTTCACCATGCCGCGAATGAGCTGCACAACAACGATCGCGGGATAGCGCGCAAAGTCCATGCCGACGATCAGAGGCAGCGTGTCGATGTATTGAAGCGGCTCTTGCGCGATATGCACTTCGGGCCGGAAACTTTCGAAGACCGGCCGACCCTCGACGTAGAGGCCGACCCGGTTCATCACGTAGGTATCAATCCACTTCTTTGACTGCCCGTCGATCAGGGTGATGTAGGGCTCCAGCAACCACTTCTGATTTTCAGCGGCCGGGTTTTCCTCGTATCCAATCACGCGCTTGTTCTTGATGATTTCAGTGAGACCGGGCGGCTGGAGAAAGAAGCTCCAGGTATCGGGAATGTCATATTCCCGCTTCATGTCGTCGTCCCAATCCTCTGGGAATGGAATGTCGCCCCGCATGTAGGGTATCCAGTGCCCCTCGGGCGGCGCGTTCAGGTCGCAGATGACACCGTGCCACGTTGGCCCCCCATCGAGCAGCGGCGGGTATCGTCCTTGCTGGGCGCGCGAGCGGGCAGCGTCGAAGATGTCCTTCTCGGTAAACTGAGCCTCATTGAACCACACGCCCGTCATTTCGTTCGACAGGAGCTTGCGCCGATCCTCGGGTTGATCCAGCGCCAGAAACACGAACTCAGCCTCCACCCGCGTTCCATCGGGCAGCAGCTCACCATTGGGGGGCCAGCTAATGTCATGGTTGGGCGGGTTGGACATCTTGACGTTGCCCATCGACCCGAGCGCGACTTCCTCGAACCAATAAATCCACGTCTTGATCGTGGTCTCTTTCAGATCCGTGAAGGTGTTGCGAACGATCGTCCACCGAGTTTTGCGCACGCCGCGCTTATCCGGCGCTTGCTCGCAGGCGATTTTCCAGAGCTTGTGACAGCAAGCCGTCGAAGTCCCAGAGCCAACCGGCCCCTGAATGATCGAGACTGGCGAGCGGTCCCAGAAAAACTCTTTCAGAACCTTGCCGTCAGGGACGTATTTGAAATGCTCCGCGGTTGATCCATCAGGCATGGAGCGCACCCCCCACAAACTCCCACTGATAAACGCCCTGCATGTTCGTCAAGACCTCACTGAGAACATATGGCGTCGTCTTGGCGGTTGGGTCAGCGATGCGACCGCCCTCATAATAGACAGCATGGAACCGGCCTGCATTGAGCTTGCTTGGAACGGAGAAGATCGCCGGCAGTCGCGGTTGGAAAAGGCGGGGCTGGAAAACCACATCGTACCCAAAGCCTTCAAAGACACTATCGAACCGAAGTCCATCCCACCCTAAGCCGTCGCCGGCCGCAGCCAGCACCGTGTTGTAGGTCAATCGAAGCGCCATTGCCGTACAGCAGATTGAGCAATCCGTGTCCGACCTCTGCATGATCAGCGGAATATCAAGCATCGGCGCGCCCCCGGCTGTGAATGCGAACCCCGGCGACATGCGTTACCCAATGCGCAATCCCAAAATGGAAGTCGGCCACCTGTCCAATTTTATTTTCGACAATGCGCGTCAGGGGAACGGCACGCTTAACCCGAACAGTGCGACAGCGGATGCGGAACGGCTGGGGATCATTCATCAGACGCACCCTCCGTTTGAAACTCATAGAGCCCAACCGCAGCGTCCAGCATTTCACGGCCCCAATCCCGGCCAGCATCCCCCTCGCAACAATTCCAAAGGGAGACTTCTCCCCCACGACGAACAACAAGAACAATCACCGCATCAGCATCAGACGCCATCTGCGCAACCCGACGACGCGCAAAATCCACATCCCCATTCGCATTGATGTCCACAACAGGCGGCTCCAACGACGCATCACGATCACCGCCAGAAACAATCCGATCATGCCAACCAGCATCAGCACCAGTCTCAGGAACCAAACCACAGGCAGCACACTCAGCACTCCCATCATCAACCAAAACAAAAGACCCACAGCCGCAACCACAGGTCCAAATTTTTTGACCATCAGTAGAAGACGGGAACAGAAGCACATCAGTCATAGCAAAGACCTTTCAGGGTCAGAAAAAAAATGAATGGGAAAGTGAAAGACTGTCGAGAGGAGAGGCATGGATACATACCCACGCGCGCGCGTTTTTGGGGGCGGGGTCGCGCATTCCAAGGTGATGGATCGGTGGGGGTGCCGCGATGCTCCATGCGGGGCATACCCCATCCACAGATAGGCGAAACCACGTGTTGACATGGGCCAGCGTGTCAACGTGCTTTCCAAACGCCTTGTTACTATGACCATTGAGAGGCAGAGCGCCTGATTGCTAGTCATCACCGGGCGTCACATCGATAGGCTCGGGCTCTGTTTCGCCATAGTCGAAGCCGCCGAACGTGACGCTATGCGACATCCGGCCTTCGATCCTTTTCACGGGCGCGATGTTGCCAACGCCTGCCACCCATTTGTTCGCCTCTAGTTTAACTGCCTCTGATTTTGCAGTTGCCCCGGCGTGGTCGATGCGATGGAAGGCTCTTTGTGCGGCCCCTGACCTTATTTCCGCAGATAGTTGATTGACGGATGCAATGACATGTTTTCGCCTTAGTGCTTTTTGTAGGCTTTGGAGTTTCATGCCTGCGCGTGGTGCGGCTTGTTTTGCTGTGAGGCCTTCTGACGCCATCAACTCGATAGCGTTCTTTAGTTTGGCACTCATTCGCGCTCTTTTGGCCCCAGCGAGCTTTACAGGCTTTGCTTGGGGGGGCTGCGCCGCCTCTACTGTGATGTTGAGAGGCATGTGTTCTATCTCTCCCCCTGTTAGGTCATCAATAGACGTGGGGGAGCGTCGGGGCGTTCTGGCCATGTTTGAACCTTGCTTGATCTGATCTGTAGGGCGAGGAGGCGCGCAGTTCTATTGCGCGGCGGGTTGCATCTGGCAGCTGGGCGGGGGCGGTGATGATCTGGAGGCCGAGCGCTTGGCACCAGAGGAGCAGCGTAGGCGGCGATGTCGTGCGCGCCAGACTTTCCAGCTTTGCAACGTATCCGTCTGCCACCCCTAGAGCGTCATCAAGATCAGGTTGCGATAGGCCAAGCTGGATGCGACGGCGCACTAAATCGGACACCAGCGCGGCATAGGTTGCGAAGGCGTCCGCGCTGTGGCCTTGGACGTGTGGCCGATCACATGGGGCGGGAGCTTGGCCGAGGTTGGCCAGTGGCAACGCCAGAGAGCCGGGACAGCCCACACAAGAGCAGCTTAGACGGATTGTCAGCCCTTTGACCGAGGACACCCGCCAACCGTTACTTTCGGCACCTTTGATCCACTCACGCGCTTGCATGGCGTCAGATCCTATGTGTTTGGAACATTCCGGCAACGTGTGACGACGTTCTATAATCGTTCTAAACCGTCTTTTTTGCGTGTTTGTCGATTATTTGTACACATACACCTTGTAAGTGTCGTTTATAGGTATAGATTGTTTGCAAGGGCGTCGAAACCGCCCGCAACCCAGAGACAAGGAATTTACCCAATGCTTGACACCGGACACACAGAGCCCCGCATTTATGTTCCCTGCCTTGCCAGCTATAACAACGGCATCATGCACGGGCGTTGGATTGATGCGAGCGCAGACGTTGACGAGATGCAGGAGCAGGTAGACGAGATATTGCGCGCCAGCCCTTGCCCGAACGTCACAGTTGAACACCCAGAGACAGGCGAGGAAGTTCGCAGCGCGGAGGAGTTCGCAATTCACGACTTTGACGGATTGCCCAGCACCCTT